CAGGCGGTTTAGGGTTGTAAAAATCGTAAATTGTTCGGAAATAGAGGGTTAAGTCTTTGTTTTAATAGATTAAACCCTCAGATTGTGATTCCGGTGGTCGTGGGTTCGAGCCCCATCGTCCACCCCACTATGTATACCTTTCAGCGATAGCCCTTACTAACTTCCGAACACTTCCGAATATTTTTCCGAATATACAGTGGTGTTCATCCATCCAGTTTTGACCTATTTTAGGGTGGGAGTTACTTTGATTTTGCGATCATAGATTGCCACTTGAGCCGCAGTCTTGTGACCCGAAAATTCTTGCTTGTTTCCCTCGTAGTCAGAAATGGCTTTTGCTTTAATATCGTGAAAAGTAAAATCTATATTTAATTCACCATCATAATTTAACTTTGCTTCTTTTCTGGCTTCTAATGCCCAATGCCTTAAACAGCCTTGAGTGGGTTGATAACCATTTGCGTCACAAAATACTAAATTAAAATTAGTAATCTTTTGAACGGACAAAGCTAAATCAACAGCAGCCCTCAATCTTGGGTTCCATTCTTTAATCTGTTGTTTTCCTGTCTTGCCCTGTTTGATGTAAATGCCACTTTCTAATAACTGGCTGCGCGTTAAACTCCATACATCACCTTGCCTAGCCGCACAGCAATAGCTTATTTCCATTGCAGCAGCTAGTAAAGGCCATTTAATGTAAGCCTGGTTAAGCCACAAGTTGTATTCACAATATTCAATGTATCGTTCTCTAGGTGGCTCAGTAAACTTTTTAACGCCCTTAACGGGGTTCATACTTACTTTGCCATTCTCATACGCCCAACTAAACACTGTGCTTAAAAATGATTTCTCACGATTGGCCTGTGTGATTACGCCAGCTTCTTTGCGCTTATCCATGTATTGTCTAATGTGGTGGGGTTTAATTCTATGGCGGTTCATTTTGCCAAACACTAAACTTAATTTATCACCATACTCTGCATAATCCTTGCGTGTTCGGATTGCCAAACTTTTGTAATTGACGCTTGCCAAATATTGACGAATTAGTTCGGAAAACGCACCCGTGGGTTCTTCATGCAGCAACCTCGCTGAATTATACTTTGCTAACACAATTTCTTTAGGCTCAGTCAACTTGCCCAGACGCACACAGCCACCGCTTTTAGGGCGATATTCATAGGCAGACTTGCCCACATAACACCGCACAGGTAGCCACTCTGGGCCTTTGGTTCGTTTTCTAGGAGACATTTATTAACCTACTGAACTAAAATCTGGTTCATCATTATGCGCCAAGGATTCGTTAAACCGCAAATGCGTGGGGTGGTTAAAGCAATGCCAGGTAACGTGAGGCGCACCATTAGCGTCTTTAACAAAGAATATGCCATGTTCAGTTAACACTTTGCATTGCTTGGCTTGGGCCTTGTAACCCGTCACTCGTTCAAGCTCTTGTTCGCTCATTAAGTCATTCATTTTTTAACTTTCCTTTTGCGCGCCCATTTAATTAAAAGGTTTCGCCTGTTTATTTCTGCAACAATGTCATCGTCAGACAACATTGTTATAGGCACAGGCACTTGCACTTGCAGTTTATTATTCATTACTCAGACCTCTAAAATGGAATATCATCGTCAAAAACATCGTGCGGCCCTTTATCCATTCCAGCCATTACCGCTTCTTTAGCTTGCGCCATTTGCGTTGACTGTTGCGGTGGCTGTCGGTGTGCTTGCGTTTCTTTAGGCGTAAAACTAAACTTCATAGCTGGCGCATTAGGGTTCCCATCCTTGTTACGCAGCCAACCAGACACCCAATAGTCAACACCACCTACTTCTGCATTGCCCTTGAAGTGGGGGTGTGTCTCAGATTCACGCTTATCGTTTTTCCAAATACCGCCTTTGTTTGAATTATCGAACTGACTCATGCTTACATCTCCTTAGTTAAACGTACAAATTCTTTTTGATTACCAGTTAACTGTTTCCAAATAACTTGTTTTTCATTTTGGTCTAGCTCACCTAAAGCTTCTACAAGCAAACTTGTTTCATTTGTTTCTTGACTAGAGTTAACTAAAGCCACTACATCTTGAACAAGTTTTTTACTTACTTGCTTTGCTGGTCCTGCTGCTGGCTGACCCGCCATACCTTCAAGACTCATATCTGAATCGTTTGTCATATCAATCACTACAGTCTTATCTTCATCGTGCTTATTTGTAGTGTCTGAATCAGCCTCAGAATCTATGGAGAAAAGCCCTGCTAAACAATACTTACGAGCATAGGAGCTAGTGCTTCCCGTTAGCTGGCTAGAATCCATGCCTTTCTTAACGCTTGCTTCTCTAGCGTAAGCTGTGGCGGTTATAGTGTCTGTTCCGCTGCTAAGTGTTGCAGTAGCCTTAATGTATACGCGCTGAGTTTTAACAGTGACGCCAGCCGCTACAATTTCATCCTCTAACATTCCACTAAATACAAGTTCATCACTTAGCGTTAATGACAAGTCGCCTAGAAATGGCTTAACAGCTTTTAATATATCTTCACATGATCGAAAGTCGTATTTGCCAAACTTATTCCACTGGCCTTTTGGTGCTTTAAGATTTTGCTGAATTTCAGACAGCTTTTTTTGAATGGTCATACGTCACCTCTATCTATTCCTTCTATTATTTTTAACGCAGCTTTTTTATAAGCTGAGTGTTTTTCAGCATTTAATTTTTTACAATACGGGTTGCTGTATTCCCATAGTTTGTGAAGGTCACTTAAAACCTCCAAGTAAATATCGTTCATATCTGTACCCCACTAATAATTAAAATAGCGACAAACAACCACACTTGAGTTGTTGCGCTCATGCGCTCATGCCTACCCAGAACCACACTGAACATATAGCCCATATTAAGCATCCGACTGTGTTAATTATTAAAGTCTCTTTAGTCATGGTTAATACTCCGAGTGTTTTTCTGCGTGATATTGCAAAGTTAGCTCTGGGTGGTGGTCTTTAAAGTAAACAGCAGCGCACTTAGTAATAACGTCTTGTGAAAGTTGTTGTGCTTCATCTGGAAAGCGGAAAGCTAAATATATGACACGCATCTGTTCGTCTTCATCTCCATATTGGAAAAGGTCGTCAACATAATAATGGGTCGTTCCAATCTTGATATAGCTATCATAAAGAAGATCATCTTTTAGCTCGTTGAACGCATCTTCAAGAATGTAGTCAGGTGCTTCAATAACGTCTGTGTGTGCGTTAACCTGGTTGCTAACGTGGCAGTAATTAGTTAATGAGTTCATTTCGTTGCTCCAAATGTTTATTTGTATAGTTACAATGTATGCGAACAAACAAAGTAAAGCAAGTAAAATGTCGGAAATGTATGATAAAAGCTAATTTAATTGCAAAATATTGGATTTATTGGGTATTACTGGGAGGGGATAATGCGAATAAAAACGAGTTAATTGTTATTGATTTGGGCAATTAGGTATTTGGTGGGCCTTGAGATTCGGAGTCTTCTGTAAATTTCCCACCCATCAGATTTTGTTTTTGAGTTCTACAATTGCCAGACGCGACTGCATGTTTTGGTAATAGCTTTGACATGTGATCTGTAAAGATTATAAACCACTTCCAGATACCATCTTCAAGCATGTACGCAAGTTTTTTGCATCGCATTTTTGAAAAATTAAAATTATTCATAATATTTATTCGGCTATGTATGAGCCGACAATTACTCCTATAACGTGTGTGTTATCGTTAAATTGTTGAATAGGGTAAGCAGTATTTAATGGCTTCAAATACTTTACGCCACCATCGACAACGTATTCTCTAAATACAGACTCATTAGATGATCTGTCTATTGCTATTACTTTATCTCCTGTCTTTTCTGTTTTGTTAGGGTCAACAAAAATAAGTGTACCTCTAGGGTACGTCCTACCAATGCTGCTGGTCATTACGTCATTTTCAACTTCTAATGCAAATGCACTATCGGATATGTCGTGGGGACACCCAACCCAATTAGTATTATTTTCAAGCATAAATGTTCCTTTATATATGCTTTCCAAAGAAGCCCAGCTTATTACGGGTGCTTTCTTTGTCACTGGTTGAAGTTTCAAGCCAGCAAGCAATCCAAGCTCGTCAGCAGACAGTAATTGCTCTGTTGAGTACCCAAACGCTTTTGCTAGTGAAACCAAAGAATCACCTCTAACTTCCGCTAAAGGGTCAGTTTCTATCTGGGCTAATCGCCCCCTACTTAATGATGTACGTTTGGCAAGTTCATGTTGCGTCCAGCCCTGGTCTTTTCGCAAGTTTTTTATTCGTTTACCTAAGTCCATATTCATTAATTCCTACGTTGTTAAAGATGTTAGCCATCTTACATCTTAAAAATGCGTGATAGTTAGACCTTGATTGTGCTACATACAAACAATGTTTGTTAAAGATATATTAATTGTGGCATAAGCAAACAATTGTGGTAATATACCTTACATGAAAATACTTAAATCAGAAGCAATAGCCTCATTTGGTGGTGTTGTTAAATTAGCGGAAGCCTTGGGGATTCGACACCCAGCCGTTTCGCAGTGGGGTGAGTTTGTGCCACCACTAAGGGGCTACCAGATTCAAGAACTTCTAAATCAAATAAATCAAGCTGATAAGTCAGAGGCGGTGGCATGACCGAAAAACTTTCAAATACAGTGGCATCAACTTTAGATGATGATTTGTATGAATTTGTTAAAGCTGCTGCCAGCAAAGAGGGTACTGATGTGGCTGGATACATTCGTGCTGCCATGAATCAACTCCGTAATGAGAAACGCAATGAATACAAGTTATGGCATAGCGTTTTTGAAAGACATATTTAGATGATTTAGATGATTTAGGATATTTATGAGTTTATTAATTTCTGAACAGCCTTTATTGATAATGCCAAAGCTAGCGGCAAAGATTGGCTTGAACGAGGCTATTTTGGCTCAACAAATTCATTACTGGGTCGAGAAGTCTGACAAGTTTTATGACGGCAAGAATTGGATTTACAACACGCATGACTCTTGGTTGGAGCAATTTCCTTTTTGGTCTAAAGCCACTCTAAAGCGTGTGATTATCAGTTTAAAATCTCAAGGCATTATCTTTACGGGTAACTACAACAAAATGAAAATGGATCGGACTGTTTGGTACACGATTAACTACTCCCATCCCGTTTGTTTAGGTATCACCAAGTCTCACCAAGTCTCACCAGTAATCAATGACAGTCAACTAGATCAACCATTAGATCAAATTGAGCCAAAGGTGGTGTCACATTGTTCTGATGTTGATGCCAATTTGAGCCTTTCACATAAGGTCATTATGACCTCACCAATACCAGAGACTACAGAGACTACATCAGAGACTACATCAGATATTAATCATCATTATTTATCTGATGATGAATTTAAAGATTTATGCGAAATAAGAATTGCCAATCATAAAGCTAGAAAAATGAAAGCTCCTGATATGACTCAAAGGATTGCAAACACATTAATCAATCAGATTAGTTTAGCCATTAGTCGCGGATTTACTGTTGAAGATGTTTTGAATGAGTTTTCAACTACCACTTGGACAAGACTAAAGGCTGAGTGGTTAAAGCAAAAGCCTAGTAATGAAAACAATAATTTTATTGGAGGTCAGTATGCAGTCAATAAACCAGTTAATAACTCGGCCCCTGCAAGGGTCAGGGCAATCAACGCAGCAAAACAAGCACAGCGCGACAGAACTGAACGAACGATTAATTGACCGACTATGGGAAGTTATGACTGACCTATTTGGTCACAAGTGGACTAGCAGCCATGACTTTTCTGATAACGGCAGTTGGACTTCTTTTCTTGAGGATTTAAACGGAAAGCAATTTAAGGCTGGTATTGATGCGCTAAAGGATTGGACAGAATCATGGCCTCCCACAGCAACAGACTTTCGGAATATGTGTTTAGGCAGAGCTAGGGGTGGTGAGGAGCAAAACATGATTTCAAGCCAGCAAGCAATCCAAGCAAGGTCAGCACCTTTACTAATTACTAAGCAGTTAAGTGATGAAGATATTGAATTTGGAAAAGAACAGGCAGCAGCATTGAGAGGGTTATTTGCATGAAGAATTATTTAGCAAAGCCAAAGTTAAAAAGCCCATATAAAGATTTGATTAATGATTACCAGGGGTCAGTTACTAAAGGAATGTGGGGTGAGTCTGGTGGCCTTACACACATTATTAAATCACAGCTAAACCCTACAGCCCGTAAAAAATATAACAAGGAAAGGAATGCCGCATGATCCATGAAAACAGCAGTGCCGCATATGCAACGATTCAAGACCTGATTTTGACGCACCAGTTTGCGTTTTTGAAAATCGTAAAAGAAAACCCAGAGTCTACTGCGCGTGAGATCGAATTATTAAGCAATGGCATACCAGCACCTTGGAAAAGATTGCCAGAGTTAAGGTTTAAAGGATTTGTCAGCAACCCGTACAAACGCCCATGCAAAGTCACAGGCAAGAAAGCAATGGTGTGGGCAGAAGCATGAAAGTATTAGACCTATTCTCAGGCATTGGTGGCTTTAGTTTAGGTCTTGAAAGGGCTGGTATGGAGACTGTCGCCTTTTGTGAGTTTGATGAACACGCACAAAAAGTATTACGCAAGCATTGGCCTGATGTGCCAATACACAGCGATATAAGGGAGCTAGATGCGAAACAATACAGAGGAACAGTTGACGTTGTATGTGGAGGATTCCCCTGCCAAGACCTATCAACCGCAGGCAAGCAAGTTGGCTTTAGTGGTGAACGCTCCAGCTTATACGGGCAAATGCTGCGAGTTATTAGCGAGTGTATGCCTCGATACGCAATTTTTGAAAACGTCACAGGGCTGCTTACTGGAGACAGCGGTCGGTGGTTCGGACAATTTCTCTATGACCTGGACCAGATCGGGTTCGATGCAGAGTGGCATTGTATACGCGCTTGCACCGCTGGACTGCCCCAAAAAAGGGACAGAGTTTGGCTTATTGCCTACCCCAACAGCCAGCGATTACAAGGGCGGCTCATTGGTGAACAGGTCAGATGGGGGGGACAGAAACTCAGAGCTGAAACATTGGTGGACTATGGCAACGGGAAAGCTACACCTAAACCCAAATTTTGTAGAGATATTGATGGGGTTCCCAATAAATCACACAGACTTAAACAATTAGGTAATGCAGTTGTGCCACAGATACCAGAAGCCATTGGCAGAGCCATTATGGGAGCAGCATGAGTTTAGATTTAGAACAGTGCAAAGAAGTTGTTAAGCGCAAAAACGCTGGAATGTTATCTGCTGAAATTGCCAAAAAATATGATATGCCATTGTACCATGTGACATTGATTATGAAGTGTAACAAAAACACATATCCGCTAGATGAATACCTTTTGATTGATAACCCTGCGTATAAGTTTAGCCCACTAAATGAAAATAAATGTTCGTGGGATTTGCGCTTGAGTTTACGCCTAGCCAAATTGCCAATGAGCAAATGGGCAGATGCAATATGAGCGAAAACTGGACAGTTAACTCAGACCCAAGCCTTGAGAACTTAATTAAACATTTGCGTGAACTGTATGCAGATAAGAAATATGTACAGGTTAAGTGGACAACCAATAAAGCGATTACTAACACGCAAAGAAATTCAGTTTATCTTTACTGCGGTTTGCTTGCACAAGAGTTAAACGGGCGTGGTTTAGATATGATTAAAACTTTGCATGACGTTGAAATTCCTTGGTCAAAAGAATCAGTAAAAGAACATATTTGGGTCAAAGTTCAAAGTGCAAAGTTTAATAATGTTTCGGTTAATGATCTTAAAACGCCCCAAGTTAGCGCGATTTACGATGTAGTTAATCGTCACCTATCCGACAAGTTTGGTGTTTATGTGCCATTTCCAAACCGAGACAACAATGGCTAACACTAAAAAGAAATGCAGACATTGCAAAGAGTTTGCCCTAGTTGAAACAGGCGTAACAGTACCGCTAGGTTTTTACTGTAGTAAAGAACACGCTATAGAGCATCAGCAGGCTAAAGCTATGGCTAGTGTAAGCAAGATTAGAGCTAAAGCCACACAATTAGCTAAGAAAGACATAAGGGCCCGTAAGCAGGCTTTAAAGAGCTTAGGGACGCTACACAAAGAAGCGCAGCCAGAATTTAATAAGTACATCAGATTACGGGATAAGGGCCAACCATGTATTAGCTGTCAACGTCATCACAAAGGACAATTTCACGCAGGCCACTTTTTGAGTATTGGAAGTAGCCCAGAATTACGCTATGTGGAAAACAATGTTCATTTGCAATGTTCAGTTTGCAACAACCATCTATCAGGTAATCAGCTACTTTACAGGGTTAATTTAATTAATAAGATTGGCGTTAAGGCTGTTGAAGAATTAGAAGGGCCAAAAGAGCCAAAGCGTTATAGGCGTGATGACATTCTTGCAATCAAAGCTAAGTACAAAGCCAAAGTAAAAGAGTTAACAGTAAAACTTGAAGGGGCTGCATGAAAACCATTTATCAAGACGATATTAATGAAGGTGCATTAATAATTGCATTGTTGGTTAAGACAGTCATTGAGGTAGATACAGATCGATCTCGCAATGAATCGGACGATCAACTAATGGCTGCTGCTATGGAGTGGGTAGAAGAATTCAGCGATATAGACATTGATGAAAATGAAATAACGGAACATTAAAAGGAATTTATATGCAGATAGAACAGCTAAAAGTAGGGGATTTAATTCCTTATGTTAATAACTCACGGACGCACTCAGATGAACAAGTCATGCAAGTGGCTTCTAGCATTAAAGAGTTTGGCTTTACTAACCCTATTTTAATTGATGATGATGGTGGAATCATAGCTGGTCATGGTCGGCTTATGGCAGCTAAAAAGTTAGGCCTGGTTGAAGTTCCATGTATACGGCTTGGTCATTTATCAGAAGCACAACGTAAAGCCTATGTGATCGCAGATAACCAGTTAGCAATTAATAGTGAATGGGATTTAGATTTATTAAAGATTGAACTTGAAGAATTAGATAATTTTGATTTTGATTTAAAATTGCTAGGTTTTGATATTGATGAACTAAACAAAATAATTAAAGGCGCAGATTTTGAACCAGCCACAGAAGATGAACAAGGAAAACTTGATGAATTGGACCCTAAATGGTGTCAATGCCCACACTGCGGTAAAGAATTTGATCTAAGGACTGTTTAAAAATTATGTCGTTTGATTTAAAAATAGATTGGGCAAGTCATAAAGCTGCTTCTTATGCCTGTAAAAATTGGCATTACAGTAAAAGTGTTCCTGTTGGAAAATTAGTTAAAGTTGGAGTTTGGGAAAATAAAATATTTATTGGTGTTGTTTTGTTTGGCAGAGGTGCTAATAAAAACATGCTAAAACCATACAGTTTAAATGCAGATCAAGGTTGTGAATTGGTCCGAATAGCATTAACAAATCATATAGCTCCAGTTAGTAAAATTATGTCAATAGCTATAAGTTATTTAAAAAAATCAAATCCAAAATTAGAATTAATAGTTAGTTATGCAGATTCAAATCAAGGTCATCATGGAGGCATATATCAAGCAACAAATTGGATTTATGCTTATACATCAAAATTAGATGCTTTAATTGTTAATGGAAAACAAGTTCACAGGAAAACACTTTATTCAAGATATGGTCATAGCAGTGTAGACAAGTTAACAGCAGCAGGTTTTAAAGTTGAAAAACTTAGTGGTCAAGGAAAACATTGCTATTTAATGCCTTTAAACAAAAATATTAGGAAAAAAATAATACCACTATCTAAGCCTTACCCCAAGCGTGTGAAAAAGCAGGCGTTAGAGAACCACTCTAACACTGGGCGGTGCGATTCCGACCCACACGCTCCAATTCAAGATGATTGCTAATGAAAAATACAAGCAATCAAGCTGCAAATAAGGAAACAAAAATGACAGATAAGAAACCAGCACATAGGCCCAAAGGCTCAACCATTCCTATTGATTGGGGACAGGTTGATAAAATGTGCGCTATTCAATGCACAGGTGAAGAAATAGCAGGGGTGTTAGACATTGATTATGACACCCTATCTAGTGCTTGTAAGCGTGAGCATGGGCTTCTTTTTTCGGAGTATATCGGACAAAAGAAATCAGGTGGGCGTATGAGTTTAAGGCGTATCCAATACTCAACCGCTATGGAAGGTAATGCAACGATGCTTGTATGGCTAGGTAAGAATTGGCTAGGGCAGACAGATAAGATGGACACCACTAGCAGTGATGGTTCCTTAACGCCTCCAACAACAATTAACCTGGTTGCTAAAGAATTTGGTGATCTTTAAATGTCAGAAATAGACATTGAACTGCCACCTAAACTGGTTCCAATATTCCAAGGGGAGGCAAGAATTCGCGCAGCGTATGGTGGACGGGGTGGAGCCAAATCGAGGGCTTTCGCTTTAATGACAGCAGTGTGGGGTTATAAATTTGGCAAGAGCAAAAGATCAGGTCAGATACTTTGTTTGCGTCAATACATGAACAGCCTCAGTGAATCATCATTTGCAGAAATTAAAACAGCCATTCAAGCCGTACCATTTTTAAACGATTACTATGACTGTGGTGACCATTACATTCGCAGCAAAGACGGGCGTATTAGTTACTCATTTGCAGGATTAACACGCAACATCGACAGTATTAAATCTAAAGCCCGTATTCTGTTGGCATTCATTGACGAAGCTGAAACGGTCAGTGAGGAGGCATACATGAAGTTAATGCCCTCTATACGGGAAGAAAATAGCGAGTGCTGGATTATCTGGAATCCGCAATCTAAAACATCAGCTACAAACATTCGCTTTCGTGAAAACAAGCCAACCGATTGCAAGATCACCAAGATAGGGTGGCAAGATAACCCTTGGTTCCCCGAAGTGCTTAACAAGCAACGCTTAGAAGATTTAGAGCAGCGACCTGATACCTATGGTCATGTGTGGGAATCCGACTTTCTTGAGTTCCCAGAAGGTTCGTTTTGGATACGAGAAATTAACGAGGCTCAATCAGATGGTCGTATTGGTAAGCTGCCAGTGGTTGCTTCACACCCTTGCATGACTTTTTGGGACATCGGGGCGTCAGACGGGTGCGCAGTATTCGTTGTACAGAAAGTTGGGCTTGAATTTAGGTGTATTAATTTCTACGAAGCATGGAATGAGCCATACAGTCACGCAATTAAATGGCTGCAAAGCCTTGATCTAGTTTTTGAAGATATGTATCTGCCACATGATGCAGATCACAAACGTCAAGGCGAACTAAAGAACAAAAGCCCAAAGGACATGCTCAAGCAGTTAATGCCTGGTGCAAGCTGGCGCATAGTGCCGAGGATTCAAGAACTACTGTGGGGCATACAGCAGACCAGTGATATGTTCCCGTATATCTGGATTGATGATGAAAAGTGTGCCGCAGGGCTAGACCACCTTAAATCTTACAGGCGAAAATGGTCAAATAGTGAACAACGCTGGTCACACATACCAGACAAAAGTGAAGGTCACAGTGAAGCAGCCGATGCGCTTAGACAAATGGCACAAGCCTTTGCAGCAGGGGATTTAGGACGTTCTAAGAAAAAACACCGAGGAGCATTAAAACGGAATGTTAAAGGACTAGCATAATATGATATAATGCACTAACAATTTTGGAGGTGCATTATGATGAAAAGTAAGCCTAAGAAAAAGCCAACCAAGAAGCCTAAGAAAAAGCCAACTAGGTCGGGTTATTGAAATGGCTAAAGGCGTTAAGCATTACCTAAAAAATGGCACTCAGTATACGGGTGCTACTCACAAGACCAATGGCATGCCAATGACAGGGGCTAGGCACACTAGCACTAGCAAAGACCTGTTCCACAAGAAAGACCTGTCAGCCGCAGTTAAGAAGCGAATGGCTAAGTAATGGGTTTATTAAGCACACCTATAAAAGTTGGTAACAAAGCTGTTCGTGGCTTACTTGATATGGACACACCATCACGCATGGCTAGGGCTAAAGAACAGGGCTACAACACTGATGTATATCATGGTTCTACTCACGATTTAACTAATATGGACGCTCTTAAAACCAACATAGAAGGTGATTGGGGGCAAGGCATATACTCAAGTAATAACATTGATGATGTAAATAATAATTATGCAGGGTTAGGCCCAGACTTGACTCAAAGAATAGAAATGGAAGCTGATAGACTAGAAGATTTGCTCGTTGACCAGTTTGAATCTAAAGGCAGGGTTAAAGTTTTAGAATCTTTAAAGCGCAGTATGGATGATTTAAGGTTTATTAGTTATAAAATGGCTGATCTTGATAATGCAGATGCAGCTAGAGAAGCAGCAGAAATGTTGGCTCATAAAACAATAAAGGGTGAAAGTAATGGTGTTGTTTATCCACTAAAGCTAAAAACCAAAGATTATGCAGTTATTGACCAAAAAAACCCTACACACATCGAGTTTAGAGATTATCAAGCCGAAGCCGCAGATGACTTAAATAGGTCTGACTTTGGCAGTGATGATGACTATGAAGATGCTTTATCTGAACTTGCATATGAAATGCGGGCTGATGACTATGATTCACCTTTAGCAACCATAAGCGAAACGCTTAGACGATCTGGGGTTGATAGCGATAAGATTGGCGAAATTACGCAAGACTTTTACGATACTGATAGCATAAGTGCTTGGGATTTAGACAGTGCCATTCGTTCAGCAGAAATTTATGCAGAAGATGATCTAGGCAACATGATTCCTAATGGAGCTATTTCTGCTCAAGTATTTCGTGATTTAGGCTATAAAGGTGTAAAAGATAATACTGTAAATACTAAGTTTCCAACAATGAAGGGTATGAATACAGACACTACCCACTACATTACTTTTCCACAAAATGAGCAAACAATTAGATCAGTAAACGCTAAGTTTGACTCTGCTAAATCAAATTCAACAAACCTACTAGCCTCAAAGCCAGCAGCAACTATAGGCGCAGGCATATTAGGTGCTATTGCTGCTTCTCAGTCAAGAAAGTCATACGCAGACTATTCACCATCAAACTTAGCTAGATTAAGAAATGATGATGTAGGTGGTTATCAAGCGGCCCAAAGTCCACAACTAGCTAGGGCATCAGGGTTACTGGGACAAATTAATGAGCGAGGTGTTGATGACCCATTGATGGGGCTTATATCACCGCGTATGCCAAATGAATTGATTAATAAAATGGCTTATAACGACAAACGTGGAATTGCAGACTATCTTAAATCTGCTGCTGGACTACTAGGATTTTATTAATGGCTATTTCAACCTATGCAGAACTTAAAACTTCAATCGCAGACTTTCTAAATCGTGATGATTTAGCATCATCTATTGATACGTTTATTGATCTTGCTGAATCTAATTTAAATCGTGATGTAAGACATTGGCGTATGCAGATTCGCTCAACCCTTACTATCTCAAGTCAGTACACAACATTGCCTACGGATTGGTTAGAAGCTGGTCGTATTAGCTTGCAGGCTAATGGCACAAGTGAAGT